TTCAGAGATGAAATGTTAGTTAACTTAGAAGATGGTCAATACGAAGCAGTTAGCGCTATTGTTGTTGAAGATGGTGGACCGTTAGCTAATCCTACTATAACAAGATTTCGTGCTAGAAGACTTTCAGTAACTATCTGGGCAAACGGTGTTCGAGATGGCATGGGTAATCTAGTTAACCCTAAATCTGTAGAAGACAAAATCTTTTCTACTTTTGAAGTTCTCGATAAGTATTTGCATCGTACAGACCCAGCAACAGTAATGTGGTATGCAACTCCCACCTTCGGTTCTGACAGAATCGGAGATATAAGTAAACCTATTTCTGTTACTGATGGAGACGGTATTAAACTCGCTACAGTATACTACTCTGTATTAATTTAACCGATGATACCTTTAGCTACTAGATCCCAGGAGGATGAATGCTAAAGGTATTAGTCAAGGCACCTATGTCTGTATATTCAGGCTATGGTAACGATGGCATAGGAATTGTCAGAGCCTTATTAAACAGTGGAGCTGATGTTTATCTTCAGCCTACACATGTGGATGCTCCGCTTCCAGAAGATATTGCAATGCTTCTGACTAAGCGTCTTGTAGCTCCATTTGATCTCATGATTCACCACGTAGATCCTGCACAACTAGGATTACTCAAAGAAGAAAAAGCTGCGTGCAGTGTTACCGTAGCTTGGACTATGTGGGAATACACCAGTTTAGACAACCTTAAAGGAAAATCTAAGCTTCGTAGAGCTATGCAAAATTATGATTTAATGCTTGGCTACGATCAAGTTACTGTAGATGCTTTTAAACCTTATCTGAATAAGGTTACTAAAACTGGTGTATTACAAGGTGGATACCTTCCTGAAAAATGGACTAAAGTTGAGCGTGACTGGTTTGAAACTAGATTTGGTTTTGCCATGTGTGGAGTGCTCAACGAAAGAAAAGATCCCTTCGTATCCATTATGGCATTTAAAGAACTTAAGGAAGAATATCCTGAAGAGTTCGAACCTGCTGAGTTGCATTTAAAAACTACAGCACCGGGATTGCATTCTGCTATGGAGCAATGGGTTCCTAAACTTCGCGTGCATTATGATTCATGGCCGGAGTCTGTCTTAAAAGAATTCTACGCTGCACAGCATGTTTTACTAGCACCTTCTAGAGGCGAAGGTAAGAACATGCCTGCATTAGAATTCCAGTCTACTGGTGGAGCTGTCATAGCTACCAATTGGGGTGGTCATACAGGATGGCTGTCTGATGAATATGCTTATCCGCTGGATTATAAATTAATGCCTTTAGATGATAACTCTAAAGTATTTAATGCTAGAGCCGATAAGGATCATATGAAAGCCCTTATGCTGCATACATTCAGAAATAGGGCAGAAGTAAAACACAAAGCTGACCTAGCAGCGCAAATTATTCCACAAACTATGAGCTGGGATAGCTCTATTGAAAGATTATATAAAAAGGTAGCTGAGCTGATTCCTGATCGTGGTGTTCAAGTTTACCAGAAGTCACTTATGACAGGAGGCAGTAATGAATGAAAATAAACAGAATGTATCTTGTTTTGGAGAAAAAAGCCCAGCCCATATAGAGGGCGGAATAGAGATTAGATGTCCGGGGCCTAGTGCATTTAAGAAATTGTTCTTAGTACTTATTCAAGATCATATGCCTCAGCCTGGAATGCTTATGGAAGTTGCTTGCGCTGATTGTGCCAAATGGGCACGAGCTAATGGAGCACCAGGAACTAAGAGATTTTTTCACTACTACGATAGTGCAGGCGTTTGTGTCAATAACAAAGTCACAGCTTACTGAATTTATTGCCGATTAATCTATAGAGCGAGTAGGGAGCTAGGTTTCCCTCTCAAGTCCCAATGGACAGAAAGGGAAGTACAGTGGCAGGAACAAATTTTGAGGCCTTTTCAATTAGCCATGCAGCCATTCTAAATGGTTCTACAGGTGTTGAAGAAGAGTTCGGTGACATTTATGGCGTACGTTCAGGTACGATTGCTGCTGATACAGGTAACTATGATAACACTGGTGACGACTATGTATTGTCATCATGGTTCTGGCTGAACTTCGCCACCGTTACTGTTGAAGCTGGCTATCTACCGTTCAAGACAATTGCACTTCTATCTGGTGCAACTCTTACCTCATCAGGCTCAGGACAGGGTGCAACTTACTCTATGGGTCTATGGGAAGAAGATTCCGTAAACCAGCCAGCTCGTCCAATGCTTATTCGCGTTCCTTCAAAGGATAGCGATGGTCAAGTTAGAGTAATGGACTTCATTCTATACAAGGTAATCTTTGGTCCTATTAACTTTACCGGTCCTTCTTACAAGTCTGGTCTATTGCTTAACTACACTGGTCGAGCAGTTATTTCAGACAAAGATGAGAAGGGTGCAACATTAACAAAGCGTGCTATTGGACGTGTTGTTAACCGCGCAGTTTGATTTTTTATAAAAACGTAAATTAAGTCCTAGTAGCCCAGGAGGCAATAATGGCAACAACAAAAGCAAAGCCAGCTCAAACAGATGTAGAAGTAATCGTTGACGATGGTAATTTAATTACTCTAGAATCTGGAACCGAATTAACTTTAGTTCCATTGAAGTCTCGTCAATTCTTCAAGATGCTTAAGATCATCACTCACGGTGCTGGTGGAATGCTTCTTAACTTCAAGTTCTCAGCAACAGACACACCAGAAGAATTTGGTGCAAAGCTTGTTGCGTTATTAGCGTTTGCTATTCCTGATGCTGAAGATGAAGTATTTGATTTCTTGCTATCTATGGTAGTTCCTGTAGGAACAGTAGAAGGTCGTTCATTAAGCAAAGCTGATAAAGCTAAGAACGAAGAACTAGCAAGCAATCTTTATGAAGAGCTGTATAACCCAGAATTGGGTGACACTCTAACTCTTATCGAAGCTATCGTAAAGCGCGAAGCTGCTGATTTGCAGGCCCTGGGAAAACGTCTGATGGGGATGTTCGAACTAGCAGCGAAGACAGGACAGATTCCAAGTCAGGTAGTAGAGACAGCCTCAGAAGCCTGATTCCAGATATTCCTGGAATTGAATTAGCTGGACCTATTTCGCGAGCATTTCATGTCATCAGTTCAACATATGGTTGGGATGATGACATGATTTTAGATAAGACTCTGAAAAGGATTCGTCAAATTCTTGCCATCATTGCAGAAGAAAAAGCAGCTAAAAGCAAAGAAGAGCGTATAATGCTATCTTGGCAAACTAGAAGCTTAGCTATGGTTATGGCTGCTGCTGGAGCAAATCCTAGTGAAGAGATCATGAAATTTGCTGCTAACTTGACGATAGATACTGAAGAGCAAGCAGAGTTTAATAATGAAACTCCGAAAGCTGTTAAAAGTAATCCAAGAGTCCCTGTTCATGCTACGACTCAGGATGAGGAAACACGAAAGAACTTTGAGGCTGCTGCTGATAGAAACAGTATGGATATGGCTGCCATATTCGGAATGAAGCTATCGGAAGGTAAGCCAGGACACGACTAAGCCCAGGAGGTAGCACGATGACATCACCAACAGGTGGAGAGCATATTTCTCGTTATCGTGCCCTGGGTGAGTTCGATAATCTAATCCGCGAAGCTAATAAGGCTAAGCGAGCCCTGCGTGAATTGCGTGAGGAAGAGGCTAAGCTTAATGCTCAGTCTATGGCAGAAGACAAAAAAGTAGCTGCATCTAAAGCAGAACGTGCCAGAGTAGAAGAGTCAAGCGCTAAAGCTGCTCACAAAGCTACTGCTGATCTTAACAAAGATAACTCTGCTGGTAAAGCCGGTGAAGATGCTGGTACTTCTTATTCAAGAGGTGTCGGAAAAGGCATTGAAAGAGGTAGCCAGTCTTCCGAGAACAAAAGATTCGTTGATGCTGCTACAAAAGCATTACAAGGAGCTTTTGCTAAGGCCGGAAACGACGCTGGTGTATCTTATTCAAAAGGCTTGTCTTCTGGTATCGATAAAGAATCTAAAAACGGAGTAAACCCTGACTTTGCAGCTAATGCTGTTAAGGCGTTGAAGACTGCCCTGGCTAAAGCAGGTGATGACTCTGGTCGTGAGTTTCTTGTCAGCGTTAGAGAAAGATTCAAGCGAGACTCAGAAAATGTATTGCAGACATCAGGGTTCGAATATTCTTTAAGAGAGTTTGCTACTCGTGCTGGTAAAAACGGTGAAGACACCGGTAACAGATACGTTCAAGGTTTTGCTACCAAAATCAAAGCTCTTAATGATATTCTTCCATTACTGGGTCAGGATAAGCTTGACCTTGATGTAGATATTACTGACGCTAAGCAGTCTATGGCAGCGCTGGAATTTGAGCTGAAAAGATTGTCTCACGTTACTGCTGAGCCTCGTGTACGTATCGATTCTACCAGAGCTTTAGAAAACCTTAAAGCAATTCAAAGGCTTTTCAAGGAC